TCACCATCTGTTTCATCAATAATATTAAACTTTATACTTACATCTTCACCAAACATAAACGAAATGCCATCTGTACCAACTGTCTCACGAAGAATAGCAAATCCATCCTCCAAAAGAAGATCACTTCCATCATCACCTTGAGATTGTGAAAGATGTCCATCCTCAGTACCATTAATAACAATATTATTAGATATCTCTTCAGCACTTTCAGATATGATACGGTCCAAGTCTTCAGTAACTAGTATACCAAACTCACCAGCACCTGTACCGTGAGATATCTCAATTCCTTCAAAATCAGGAAATGCATTTTCTGGGGTTTCTAGTTCTACAAACCCTTCACCAGTTTCGTTTTCAAGAATAAATCTATCACCATCCTCTTGAATAATAGAAGTTTCTAATAGAATTTCAAACTGATCAAATAGGATTGTACCAAGACGATATTTTATAGGTTCATCAAATACCGTTCTGAATGTAGAAGCAAGAATTGCACTATAGGTATTAAGATCATAATCATTTCGTGTAAGGCTTGCGCCGGAGATGCCAAGTTTCGCAGAAACGAATGATGTGTTGATAACTTTTGAGAATACATTAAATCCAGCTGGATGAACTGCTTTTTTCAACTCATTCAGATATTGATTGCCACCAGCGTTTGTCTGAATTTCATATGAGAATTGCTGATAATAATAAGAGTCTTGAATCCTGATAAGAGCTTCACCAATTAAATTTTCAATACCACCAAATCTACCAGATTTCTCAGTCGTAGTTCCTAGTGTAATATTTGACTTTGCAATATCTGCATGAACGATTGTCGCAGATGCTGCAGAAGTTGTTATTGCTGTTGTTCCAGCAGAGAAATCTGCACCAGCATCTTCAAATAATACTTTTTCTGTGGCATGAAGAGAGGATGCATTTGTCCCATCCAAGATTAAGTTATCAAAGGGAACATCATCCTCGTATAGAAGTATTCCATTGCCATCCCCGTTGTCATCTTGGTTTAAAACGATATTATTGTTTGGATCATCCGTTCCATTCGCATCTGTTGCATTAGGAATGATTTTTTCACCAGCGTTTGTACCACTAGCATCAGTACCATTAAGAACCAAATCATCTTCGTAGGATAGATCAGCATCAAGTACGATAAAGTAACCAGCACCATCTGAAACGATTGGGATTGGTGAACTTTCTAATATAAATTTTACCTGCCTTGGTGCAGATGAAAGTTGAGTAGTTTCATTATCAGAACCAAGGAAGTTGTTATCCTCTGTAATTATAAATCCACTATCTCCAGTACCATCTTCCAAATCAAAGTAAGATAATCTTTGTCCGCTCTCCATGATAAGATCGCCGTCACCACTCTCCAAGAGTATCATCCCAGTATTAGTTGAGAGGTCATCTATTAAAAGTCTGTCTCCATCCTCACTAACTAGATTTTCTCCATAGACAAGATTAGCATCTAAAATAATATTTACACCAACATACTCATTAGTTGCAAGTGAGTCTTCTAGAAGCACACCCTCATTAGAAGTTCCGCCCTGAGATTCATCTTGAATAGCAATATTGTCTTCAATTGAAACTGTTAGAACTTGGGTTGTAGAATCATAAGCCCGAACTGTTCCTGTGTGTGAAGTTAATGCTGCACCCACAGCAAAAGTTCCAGTGATGTCTTTAATGACAAAATTTCCACGGGGTTCCATAATAGGTGATTCACTATAATCAAAACCGGGGTTAGAAACATTGATAGAAGATATACGACCAATATCCGTAGTGGTTGACAATACTTTAGCACCTGTACCATACTGACTTCTAACAGCCGCAGTTGGTAACAGTGAATACCCATCACCACCCTGAGTAACCGTAATTTTTGTAATATCACCAGAACCAGATTCTAAGATAAATCCTTCATTGTCATAACGGTTTGTGTCTATGACTTTTAAATTTACCGCCCACTCAGACTCAACACGATCACCAAGAACAGCCTCAGTGTTTATACCATCAGTATAAGAAGCCGCATTTCCAGACTCACCATATAGATGATCTGAACGATGATTATAGTTACCACCATAGAGGGTATATGTTGAACTGTTGTATGATGATTGAGCAATAGCTGTTGTTGCAGTTGGTGAATAGAAAGTAATACCGGGATACTCTAGGAATTGATATTGTCTCACTGCTGTTGCTGCGCTCTCAAACACCAACACCTCATTGTCCAGTAGTGTCTGTGCAGCAGACATTGTAATTGAATTTTGACTTGTAACGGAGACGACTGTAACAGTATTACTCAAACCGATACTGTTTGATCTAACAGTCATTCCCACCAAAATTTCATCACCAGAATTTCCGTCCAAGATTACTGTTGTTGAATTAAAAGTTGCCCCGTTGGCCAAGCCGCTAGATTTTGTGATAGTAGTCTGTTCAGCAGAATAATTTGTCAAATGGATTGGATAGTAATAACCGATACCATTGTTGTATATAACATCAGTACCATAAACTGTATATGGTTCCTCACCCTCAATTGTACCCTCTTCCAACTGAAAGTTAAACAGATCAATAAACTGATTTGTACCAGATTCCTGTACAATAATATCACCATCAGTTTCATCGATGATGTTACCATTTATAACTGTAACCTCAGCCTTAGCACTATCTACAAACCCTGCTTCAGTACTATTATCAGTAAATACAACAAGGTCACCAATCTCATAGTTGGTTCCTGCATCATCAACAACAACACCAGAAACCGAACCAGTTTCTACCTTATTAATACTAGCAGAAATATCACCACTACCAATTGCAACAGAAGTATCAAGGTCTATAATATCACTGTTACTATATAGCGTTCCGTCATTTGAAATTGTTGTAGATGAAAGTAATTGTTGAATGACAAAATTATATTTAATATTCTTTGTAGAAGATACACCAAAAATTGTTTCTCCATTAACAAATGTTCCAACCACACTTGAGATTTGAAATTCAATATAAGAAGTACCACCAGCAACAGCAAAGGTTGTTGCACTCTCAACAAGAGCAGTTGCCAAACTAGTTCCACCTGTAATAGATTGACCTATTAGTTCATTTGCAACAACATTACCAGAAGCAGAACAACGAATAACTGTGGGCTGATCCCAATCAGCAGCTGACGCTTTTAACATATACTGGTTTGGATAGAATATTTCTGCATCTTCATCCAGAAGGATTTTCATAAAGAGTTTAGCACCCTCCTTAGTTCCCTTCCGTCGATACAACTCACGAATATGTTTTTCTAGATTTCTCTTATCGATACCAGTTGCGGTGTTACTAGGAATTCCTTCCATAAATGATTTACGAAACTGTTCGATGAAGTCATAGATGGTATTGTCAATGTCAGCGTAAGCCAATAACTGCTGAATATTCTGAACCGGGTTTGCACGATACCTTGTGATCTTACCAGACGCACCAGAGGTTGAACCTGTAACAGTTTCGCCAGTTTCAAACAACTGTTGAGATGAGATAAACAATCTAGGGGTATCATCCGAAAGGTCTTCAACAAGAACAGTTGCAGTAGCATAAGACATACTGCCGGTGATTGTTTCGCCTTCAATAAACTTACCTGTCGATCCCGAACCCGATTCTGTAACAACCAGTGTTCCATCTTCACTTAGAAGATTTGTGGATGTTTCGAATTCCAAAAGAATATTATCGATATTGACTTCTAATCGCAGCTCACCCGCTTCTAGAAATTCGTAATATGATCTTAGGAAACGAGAAAATTGTGGATGGTCTTCAGCAATAAAGTCAGGAAGTTGTCCATCAATCTGGGTACTGAGTTTATTCTCTAGTTCTGGGGTCCAGTTTAAATCAAATGGTGGCATGATTAATAACTCGACGGCGTTACATAATTAGTTGTTGCCACAAATGCCGAAGTACCCCCACCACCACTATTTACTGCAATGGTATCTTGTCCTCCTGTAATGATGGTATTGATTATATCAATTTCGATGATTTGATTTCTCTTACCTACAATATCATTGGACGCTGGTATTGCAGTTAACCTTATTGCTCTTGATGCATTGTCATCAACATTAGATACTGAAGTTATATAAATTGGATTAACTGAAACTAGGCCAGTTGCATAGTCTACAGTTCCGGCAGCCGAACTATGATAGGTTCGCACCCCAGAAACCAAATAGTATATACGAAGGTTGCCCGCACCATCATCGTCAAAGAACATCTCGTTTGTATTGTCTTGTATGTAGAAACCTGTTGATGCAATGATACCACCCCCAGATGCGTTGTGTCCAGAGTGTGGATTGAAAAGTGAGTTTCCAAATTGAATTGTGAAAGAAAATGAACCAGATGTGTTTGGTGTATAAAAACTACCCAGAGTCACCGTTGTGACATTACTCAATATTGAATTATCAGTATTATCAACCAAAGAAGTAAACTGTGAATGCCTAAAAATTGAATTAAATACTTTGAGGTAATCAGTATTGTATGTTGAAATTGTATTAGATACAAGTGTCTCTATAGACTCTTTAGAACTTGTTGTTGCATTACTGTCGTATTGAAAATTACAATTGAGAATAAGAAATAGATTTTCTGGGTCAACAACCACAGGAGTAATTGATGCAACAGTGTATGGAGCCAAGTCTTTTACCAACTGTGCCTTCTGAATCTCATTTAGATTTAGACCTGTCGTTGACTTAACACTAATGAAAACCTTACCATAATCTGCAACATCAGATATACCAGTAACCGCATTAAATGAACCATCCTCACCACCCCAAACAGAAACCGCCTGAGTGTTTGCAAACAACTGTTTAACATATGTCTTGTAATCTTCTGTGGTAACACATCGACCCTGTGATGCATAATCAAGTGGTGCGTTATACTTGACAGACTCAATTGATTCTGGTTCTGACCCACCAGCAGAATTAGAAACGGTTCTAACATTTACACTATTAACCGTATCAATTGCAGCCGAACTACTAAAGACTGATGCACCATTTGCAGCACCTTTGTTGGTAACAACATAATTCATTATGATGATGTTACCATCCTCTACTGCATTGCCTAGAATACCATCACCAAAGTATATTTCAAACTTACCGTCTTCTACCTCTTGCAGAAAATATACATTGGATGTTGAAGTCAATCCTGCAATATCTGTTGCTCTCGTATATGTAGCACTTCCAGTATCCGTTGCAGAATTTTGAACTTTGATTGTAAGAGTTGTTGTATCTGCTCTATCATCATTAATAACAAATCTCTGTTCAACATTCTGGGTGTCAGCAGTATATCTAGTTGCAACAAAACTACCCTCAGCTATTGTTACATTATTGAATTGAATAGAAGACCCACTATTGGATGCAGTAACACTTTGTGTGGTTACAAACTGATAAGATGTATCCCCCACACTAGATGTGAAAACTGTACCCGCAGGCATTGTTGCACTTGCAAGAGATGTATTCAAAAATACATCAACGACTGCCTTTGCTGCTGTGGATGAACGAGTAGTATATCCCAAAGTCTTCGCATGTGAAACCACACTTGACCTCAACTGAGATGAGTCAAGGAACATCTCGTTTGCAAGCATGTTCGCATTGAAACCAAGATAGTGAGTATTGTATGCAAGAACATCAAGGAGCGCACTAAGACCCGAACCTTCGAAGTCATAGTCCTTGAACTCTGATTGATTTCGCATGAAGACTTTTAGGTTATCTTTAACCTCATCAAAGCCAAATTCTGTTACACTGAGTCTTTTTCTAGTCGCTGCCATTATCGTAATCTCTCTAATAGAACTTCCATATTCACAAGTTCTGTTGGGGCGTTAACAACATAAAACTCAATAGTAACATTATATGCATTGTTGTCAAGATTAGGTTGAGCTCGAACTCCAACGAGTCTAGCCCTTGGTTCAAAGTTCTCAATCACCTCTTCGATCTTCATAGTTAGAACATATGCAGTGATTGGCGTCATAGGTTCAAATAGAATATCTCTTACACCAGAACCAATCTCTGGGTGAAAGGGTTTCTCATAGAAGTTGGTTAGGATAAGATTTCTTACAGATCGCTTGACTGCCGTAAAATTAATTACCTTATTAACATCACCCGTTCCCGTCTTTGGTCCAAAGAATAAATCAATATCAGAATACAATTGAGCTGCACGGCTTTCACCTTGATATGTAGCGTCAGTATATGCATCTTTAGCACCCATGTGTATTCCTCTTTAGTATTATTTATACACTCTCTGATGTGTTTTGTTTCATCATAAACTTATTATTAGACTTCCAAACGTTCTTTGCACTTACACGAATGAATCGTTTGTTGGTTTCATTTGTATTTGGGTTAGGAATAGTCACTATAACATTCTTACCGTTGTTAAATGCATCAAGCTGATTTCTCATTCTCGCAAAATCGTTATTCATATAATTTCTACGAACTGCCTTAGTAGTGGACTTACAAACATTATTACGTTCACCCTTTGATGTTTGTGTCGCCCTTGATGTTTTCTTTCCCATAATATAACTCCTCTATATGTGTTTGTATTTATAATGACTATCCGGCGGTGTTATTACCCTAACCTACCATTATACTGCTCAACCAAGGTGCGGCATTTGCAGATTTACCACCCGCTCCCCAATATGTTGCCCCACTACCCCCCAGAGGACCAGATTGTGAAATATCAACATGCATACCCACATCATTCATATAACCAGACCCGGCACCAATTGATAATGCTCCTGCATTCTTAGCTGCCTTTGCAAAACTAGATGCAAGGGCAACATCCTTTACCATCGACAAACGGCGACCATCTTTATATAACCATATGTCAGCAGCAAATCCATCATCATGTCTTTTGGAACCAACTGTACCTGTACTTGCATTTTGTCCACCTGAAAATACAACAACATTAATACCAGTTGCTGCAGCGGCGGATATTAAAATAGATTCGAGTGCAGGTACAAGTCTTAGTTTGCGTGTTGCGGCAGAGTTTCTATATGTTAATAAACCTGTCGCTGGGACAAAATCTGGCACAGGTTTAATATCGGGATTATAATTGTCTAGAACACCAGCATGACTTCTGTGGGAAAATCCTGCATCCCCAGAAAAGTTTTTACTTGAACCCGGCAATATAGCTTTTATTAATTCGCCATTAACATTAGATAATGTTTGTGCATCATTTTCAGATGCAACTTTAATTGCTCCAGTATCTAATGTTGGCGGAATAGCAGAAACATCATAAGATTTTAACTTCTCTCCAATCGCAAGAACACTTGCTTCAATTTCTGGATTTTGATTTGACACGGATGGGGTTTCAGATTCCGCATTTACTGCGGCCTGTGTTACTGCAACAGGTTCCATAGTCGCAGGAACTTTACTGCCCGATTCCTTTTCAAGATTTGGGATAACTGCACAAAGATTACCACCACCCGACAGAGCTTCAGTTGCTTTTGTAATAAGACTTTCTAATTCTAAACCTGCTGATTTTATATCGTCTCCAAATTCTGTTTTGATTTTTGCAAGAGCAGAAAAGAATGATGGGCTGCCGGGAGTCTGAGAAAGGAGGCTTGTAATTTCTGCTTGCAAGTTTAGTTTGGGTAGAGTTGGTATCTCAATAGTTTGTAGTTTATCCACCAACCCATCAAGTTCATTCTTCGTTGCTCCAAACGCCGCAGCTGCCGTTGATGCCGCTTCGTCAATTGATGCCAGTATCTCAGCCTTTGCATCATCCAACTTTGACAGAACACTATTCAGTTCTGGACTTGCACCGCATAAATTAGCGTTTGCGAAATCAACCATTATTAACCCCCCGCAAATACATCAGAACTGCCAGCAGCTACAGAAGTGCATCCACTAATCGCATCACCAATTCTACCAGCACCCATATTATTTACAAAGACAGTTGTTGATCCTGTAGCAATTGGTGCGGCATGTGATGGACAAGGAACACCGGGTAATAGATGTGATGTATTGTTATCACCCTGTCTGCTCCATGCAATATTATTTACGAACACGGTTGGTGATCCCACTGCTCTTGATGGTGTTGAGCAATGGGGAATATCTGCATCACCTATTCTAGTTGCTGCTGGCATTTGATCTCTCCTTTGTCATAAGCAATTGCAATCTATAATTCCAAAGTGCAATTTCCCTATGTTCATCCTCCGTGTGACCATCATTAACAGTATGGTGAACATTCGACGGTTCGTGATAGTGATTGTTGTCACCCATGGCCGATGCTGTTTCTAACATTAAATGATTTTCTGACTCTGTTGACCAATTTTCGGGGATTATACGATCCCCTGCTGATGCAGTTGAACTTTCTAAAAGTATCTCGTTTGTTGTAATTAGCGTTCCCAAATCTGGTAAAAATTTTATGACATTTTTTAATGTTGAATCGACTGGAATTGCATCATAACTTGTATACGTTGTAATCGTTCCAACCTGATTCATTATTTGAAATTCGTGTGCCATTAGTTCAAGTCAATCCTTGCGCCGTTAATCTCTAGATTGCCTGTTGATGTGTGAGCCCATGTTGTTCCTGTGGTACTTGACCATGAAGTACCAACTATTTGTGAGAGACTTGTCTCTGGATTAATAGTCATTGCAGAATCAGACTTTATATTGAGTGTGCTACCCGACTTCATAGACACGATGCCTGATATAGTTGATATAGACAAATCCTTTGTTACACCCAACATATAATTAGAACCAGTTGTTATAAAAATACCAGCAGCGGTTAGATTAGAATCCATCTCCTTACCAGAAACCGAAAGTTGATACATTCCACCAACGATTTGTGATTTAGATTTTTCGTGAATAATGACTGCATCGCCACCAACTCTGCCATGAACATCCTTGTTGATATTATAACCATAGTTGCCAACAATCTCTTCCTCACGATTACCACCAAGGGGCTTCCCAGCCGCATCTTGACCGACACCAACCTTAACACGATGGTTCTTGTGAATCTTCTGATAGAAGTTTCCTTCAATCTCTTGTATATAATCCCCCTTGATAAGTTCTCTTACTGAACCCTCAACAGTGATGTTCTGCGATCCCTTGATGACAATGTTCTCACTACCAATAACAATCTCATACTTATCTCCAATGATCTTGGTGACAACAGAACCATCAGGATGTATCTCTTCAAATGTTCCTGCCATATGTTGACGAAACATCCGTTCAGCACCGGGACTGTCATCCACTTCCGTGATATGACCAGACTCAGATTCAAATACATGGTTGTATGGATAAGTAGCAGAAATGTATGGATTAGCATCCTCAACAATTCCTTTTGAATTAGGTTCTTCCCAAAACCCCCGTGTCTCTTGTTCTGCTTCAACAGAGAGACTTTTTATATAGGGTTTGGTTGCGGTAGGAATACCTGTACCGCTAGAATCTTCGTCATTAGCCTCGACAGGATCACCATGCAATCTCTGAGCTCTGCGATTAATAAGAGAGTTGTGTGTTTCTGAGATTTTACCAAGGGCAAGTCTGTTTGTATCAGACTCGCCAACAGCGTCATGACTTGCAAACGATGAGCCGTGGCCACTTTTCCTTGGGCCAGGATATGGCCCATAAGTTGGACCATGTTCAGATGCATATGCTTTTTGAATACCGATATCGGTATCAAGTCCTCTTGGATCATTAAATCCCTTAGAGTTATCTGCTTGTGATGCGGCCACACCCGGTAGTGTACCCATGATAACAGGTTGCTGTGCCTCAGTGTCCCTAAAGAACCCGACAACCCACGAACCTTGCGTCAAAAACGAGGGGGTATGTCCAAGTCCTTGCATAGATGGATCAGTCACGGGGTGCATAACATGCGCCCACGGCAAATCCGCAGTCTTAACCTGAGTTAAATCCTCATTGTGTCGCCCAAGTACACGAACACGAACCCTACCAATCTTAGCAGGATCATTCCTGTCTTCAACTACACCAACAAACCAACTGAAACCATCTTTACCCATGAAATCTTGCATGGGACTATTTATAAGAGTTTAATGAAGGTCTGGATCACGCCCTAGACGTTTACCATCAATTGACCAATTATACTGTTCTACATCAAACAACTTTTTTGGATCACTGTCTCGCAAAGCCATAAGCATTTCAGCAGCTTCGAGCTCAGACATACCCTCTGTTACCATTTGTTTTTCTATAATTCTATATCTTATCATGAAGTTAACTTTTTTGACATCACTAGATGATCCCTTTCTTTACCACAATTAACAAAACTGTGTGGTAGTGTAGTATCAACCTCATAGACACAACCATCAGCAGGTATATGAACTATCTCATTCAGTGTAGGAAAAATAAAATAAGCATTTGGATTAGTTATAAGAACTAAATGATAACGAGGGGATTTATCTTTATGTACGGAATAGGTGCTGTGAGATGACATATGCATAACTCTAGAACGCTCACCATTCATATCCCGTATCACATCAGCAAAAACTGTACCCTCGTATATATCATTTAATATAATGTAGTCAGACTGTGATATTAAAATATGGTCCTTGACTGGATTGTTTCCATATATCGAACCAGTTCCATCGGTAAATGGATTACCGCCAGACTCGTTACTACGTTGTATACAAGTCTGGCGGTTCTCACCCAGTGGTTTTGACCACAGATTATCACCGAATCGTGACTGTATATTCTCCCATTCAACTAGACATCTATTCAGATCATAGGAATGATTTGTTCTTTTTACTAACATGGTTGGTTATTTATACATTACCAATGAGTTCATTGGGAAGAATGTAGTCTAAATTTTTATCACCTCTCGTGCTCTGGCGGGTAATTTCGATATAAACAGATTGCAGAGACTTCTCCTTGAACTCAACATACTTCTTTAGCTTCTTGGATTTGTACATAAACACCCCGTCTTCCAACTTAATGTCATCATACGAGTCCTTGTCAGAACCAATAGCAGTGATCTTCCCACAGAGAATGTCACCATAGTCGCCGTTATATACAACTTCATCACCAATATTCATTTTTTCGCTTCCGTTTATATTAAAGATATTCATAGGTTGTTGTTACAATAGGGACAACCCCTTCCCCAATTTCTCGACCATGCCGGTCAATAAACCTAGTCTCCGTTGTCACGACTCGGATGCGCCGAGATTTTCGACTGTCAGCTGCAACAGCTGTCATGTCGATCTCCTCAAAGTACTCAGTCGTTACTGTCTTGAATGGTTTCTTCATTCTTGCTCACTCCATATTTGAATTCGGTTTCAGCTGCAAGGTCTAACTTGTGCATGATGTCTTCCGTAAAGTAGGTTTCTGGGTCACTTAGTATTGCCTTACCAAACTGCTTAGACCCGTCAGGCAGTTCATACCGTGTAGACACCTTCTTAAACACCTCATACTTCTCTGCCAGTTCCAGCAGGCCGTAGTATCGATCCAATCCCCTGTCATAAGTCAGTCGAACGTCCACCATCTTGTTCTCTTTGGTGAGGCGGGACTTGTGGTTCTTACAATGAATGATGTTACCGATAACCTCAGTACCATCCTTCTCTTTCTTCTTGCTGAGGTAGATGATAGAACTCGCAGCATACTTCAGCCCAGAACCACCACCCATCTCCTTGGTAGAGAACAAGCCCATACTCTCGTAAGTATGATTAGTCACCACCATCGGAACCTTTGCTCGCCCAAGTTTAAGGGTCAGAACTCTGAACGCCGCTTTGAGAACCTGAGCCCTTGTCATGTCCCGTGTCTCTTTACCATCAGCAGTATCTTCGACTTCCTTCGTGGTACTCAGCATCCCCAGAGAGTCCAGACAAAGGAACATTGGATTGCGATCACTCTCAGGTTGCGCCATGTAACTGTCAAGGACTTTGAGCGCTTGGGTGCGAAACTCCTGCACAGTTGTAACAGGGAAGATCACCATACGCTTGGGATCAATCCCCCGGTCAACAACCATGTTCTTGGTAATCGCACTTTCACTCTCAAAATATATGACCCCCGCATTTGGATCACTGTCAAGGAAGTTCTTCACAATACCCATAAGGAAGTATGTCTTACCTGTTGCACTCTCTCCTGCGATTGCAGTAATCTTATTGGCAGGCAACCCCCCATACAATGAGCCACTCAATAATGCATTGAAGATATATGAGCCAGTATCAATGAAACTGTCCACATCTCCTGCTTCAACTCCGTCATCCACGATAGATGCGTATTCATTACCAACTTCCTTGATAATGTCCTTTAGAAAATTATTCATTTCAATATTCCTCTTTCATTTTATTAATCCCAAAGATTTTGATAATATACACCAAACAATCTAAACCCATTTTGAATTCTTTCTTCATATACCTTACGGCCATCCCAATCATATACCTTAGTATCATTAGGGCCATGGATCATTTCACTGTTTCCGTTTTCCAGTTTCATCCATTGTATATCACTTACCCCAGTTTCAAATTGATCTTCCCAATCGGTATTAACCTTACTGTCAAAGGCAAAGATCATTTCGTCCATTACCCAATTCCAACGATCAAAGAAACGATCATCAACTTCCCCATTCTTCTTATAATTCGCCAACTCTTTCTTATTAGGCTTCAAATGGTCTGGGCAATCCTTTATATCAACTTGAGGCCCGCCGTGATTAGTTTCTTTAAGTTGCTTGAGCATAGGAAGAATGATATAAGCAAGGGTGCTATCCATGCTCCATGTATCCCACGAATCTATCTGGACGTTAACAGTCCTCTTCTTTTTACTGTCAGCCCAAGTTAGAAACTTAGACAGCACAGTGTCGTGACGATCACGATCCCAACTGACCTTCTCGCCAACTTGTGTTTCAGGCTCTATGCTACCGTAAGCAAGCCATTCACCAAACTGATAAACCCACTCTGGTTTATCAGTTATTCCGTCTTCGCCTGGAACTTTCTTTGCCCAGAAGCAAAGTTTATCTGCCAGTTGATACGGGCCGAACCATTTTTTATACTTTCCGATAGTAACTTTCATCAGATTGCTTTCGATACCATTTCGCCATCACGAACAACATGCCTGTGAATAGTACAACCACTTGACCGAATATAAGCACGGCCCCCATCAATCATATTACCGTTATCAAACTGCTTGTAGTCCCAACGGTCAGCACTATATTGTAGAGTACCTTCATCGTCCTCTACAAGCCCAAACTCAAAACCCTCAACTGCATCTGCATTGGTAATCATAAGATTTCCTGTACCCTGTGATTTATACAACCCAAAATACCGATTGCCAAACTCTGGGTGAGGGGTTGCACGATAGAACACATCAGCTGAGTTTGTTCCTTGCTCAGTAGGGGTGGTGGTACAGACATACTTTACTGGCACGCCATCCTTCTCTGAATAAAGTTCACAAATCTTATCTGTATCAAACATGGGAATATGCTTAATTGTACCACCCATCTCACTTCGCTCCTGTCATCATATAAAAGAATATTGTAACTATTACTATATACCCTATTGTAACAAATGTCAAGGTATAAAATACATATTTCAAAGATTTAATTGGGTGGCTTACAAAGAAGCAGAGGACAAACCCAATCACAAATAATATTAGTAGTGCTTCCATAGCAGTTATTACAGATTATTAGTCAGCAGCCCGACGAAACCCTTCTGGAGTATATTCCCGCTGACGGCGGATTTGATAGTTACCGGGCGGGACACGAAGCGTTTCATGTGTGTCAAATGAACGAATATGCTGAATATCAGTTGGTTCTTTAACAATAAGAAACAGTTCATACAGATCATTATCTGGAACATGATCGGGCTTGAATGCTTCAACACGATCTGCAACCATAACATGGTTATGCCCAGTTTCGCTATGTGCGATTGTAAAGTATCCGTTTTCAGATTCCATTTTCTCTACGTTCTCAGGAATATCATCGATACGAATAATAATAAAATCACCCTGTGCAGCCATTTTAGTGAATGTTTTCATAGTAATCTCTCCATTTCATAGTAGTATTGAAAGTATATTTATCTTATTATAACTAATAGTAACATATCTAAAGGATTTTGTCAAGGGATATTTTGAGTTGTTGTCAAATAAAGTTTCTACATCTCTATATCATCCCAGACTTGAGCCTTGACTTGACGCCAGACTTGTTCCCAGACCTGATCCCTGACTTGATCAATGACTTGATCCATGACTTGATCCATGACTTGAGCGTTGACTTGAACCCTGACTTGAGCCCAGACTTGATCCATGACTTGATTGCTGACAGATTTCATTGTATATCATCCCAGACTTGATTCCAGACTTGATCCCAGACTTGAGTGCTGACTTGATTCCAGAGTTGATCCCAGACTTGAGTGTTGACAGATTTCATTTTATATCATCCCAGACTTGAGCCCTGACTTGATCAATGACTTGATCTTTGACTTGATCCCTGACTTGATCCCAGACTTGATCCATGACTTGAGCGTTGACTTGAACCCTGACTTGAGCCCAGACTTGATCCATGACTTGATTGCTGACTTGATTCCAGACTTGAAGATAGACTTGATCCATGACTTGAGCCCTGATGGATTTCAGCAATAATCAAGTCCTCACTTCAAGCTGTCGGAGAAGGTCGCCGTCCAAACCATAGGTCCAAGCATTAGCATCAAGGGCAGTCTTCATTTCCGGGGGAACTGGCAAGGCAAACTCCCGCCCAGTTCCACAGCGTACTTTGAGAAACTTCTCACGGCCAATATCAGGAATAGTCACCTCAACCAATGTGCCAATCATTGGATCATCATCACAATCAATCACAGATGCATCCAGCTTCCGAAGAATTGTAGCCCAACCGATAATTTCACATGCACATCGGCGCTGCTCAACATTTTCCCAATTAAGGGCAGTTTCAGGAGCAAGCCCTGCCTTGTTAGTAATCCATTCAGCAGGGATACGAACACCATGCCAAGCGAACACTGAATAACCATCACGATAGCAAATAGCAGGGCCATCCTCACAGTGCAGCAGATTTCGGTCATCAAACTTGATTACTTCTGGCCGATCCTGAAAGACAACCGTATCTTCATATACGTTCAACCATCCACAATATTTGGCAAGCTCTGTGATACCATCCAGTTTTTCACAATCTTTGATTTTTAGAACATTGCGAAAATATTCATAAAACGCCAGCCAACTTGCATCATGGCTACGATAGATCATATCAGACACGATAGTCGATGCCGACATGGAAGGGTCAAGCTCTTGAATGATTCGAACTGCATCCATAGGACTTTTAGCCTGATAAAAATTGACAGGATTCTTGATACCAGCCAAGTTATATGCTTTGCAAACTGCATCTTTTGATTTCTCAAAATCAATCGGATCAGTTGACAGCCCAATTTTTAGCCACTTATCACGATAGACATCAAATTGCGCTTCTTGTTCGGCAGTAAGTTTTTCAATCATTATATTTCACTTTCTAATTTCTGATTATAACTAATAGTATCATATCTAAAGGATTTTGTCAAGAAGAATCTGAGTTGTTGTCAAATAAAGTTTCTACATCTCTATATCATCCCAGACTTGAGCCCTGACTTGATCCATGACTTGATCCCAGACTTGATCCATGACTTGAGCCCTGACTTGATCCCAGACTTGATCCATGACTTGATCCCAGACTTGATCCATGACTTGAGCCCTGACTTGATTCTTGACTTGATTGCTGACAGATTTCATTGTATATCATCCCAGACTTGATCCCTGACTTGATTGGTGACTTGTTCCCTGACTTGATTGCTGACTTGATTCCAGACTTGATTCCAGACTTGAAGATAGACT